GCTAGCACGAGGCGAATGGAAAGCCGAAGCCGCATTTAACGGCATTGCAGGCTTTCATATTTCTGAGCTGTATAGCCCATGGGTTAAATGGTCAGAGATGGTGGTAAATTTTTTCAAAGCCAAACGCCTGCCGGAAACATTAAAAGTTTGGGTGAATACCAGCCTTGGTGAAACATGGAAAGAAGCCACCGAGGGCATTGATCCATCGGGTTTGCTCGGACGCAAGGAAAACTGGGGACGTATCTCACCAGAAGGCGTGGTGGTGATTACTGCTGGTGTGGACGTTCAGGACGACCGATTGGAAACGGAAGTGATTGGCTGGGGATTGGCGCAGGAAAGCTGGTCGCTGCAATATCATGTACTGCATGGCGATCCAGCTCAGCCGAAAGTCTGGGAGGATTTAGATACGGTTTTGAATCAGATGGTGACAACCACCGATGGGCGCACGCTGGCAATCTCTTGTGCATGCGTGGATACGGGCGGTCACCATACGCAGAAAGTTTATGAGTATTGCAAAAACCGTGAGCACCAGCGCGTTTACGCCATCAAGGGCGCATCGCAGATTGGTAAACCGCTGGTAAGCAAGTTCAGCCGCAATAACAAATTGCGCGTGAAACTGTTTGGCATCGGTACGGATACCGCCAAGCAGATGATTTATTCACGGCTGAAAATTCATCAGCCAGGTGCAGGCTATTGCCATTTTCCAGCGGATTATCCGGAGGAATATTTCAGGCAGCTGACCGCTGAACGTATTCAGACCAAGTTCATCAACGGCCACCCCACACGCATATGGGTGATGCCAAAAGGCAGGCGTAATGAAGCGTTGGACTGCCGCGTCTATGGCTTGGCGGCATTGCATATCCTAAATCCCAATCTGGATGCGCTGGCAAAAGAGCAAGAGCGCGAACGGCTCAAGCAAAAACAGGAACAGACTAAGGAAACAGCTCAGTCCAATGAATGGCTTGGCTACGAGGACTGGAATTTTAATTAAAGGATAAGCGATGAAGCAGGAACTGACCGTACTGGATTTATTCTCTGGTATCGGCGGGTTCTCCCTCGGCCTTGAGCGTGCCGGACTTCGCACCATCGCGTTTTGTGAAATTGAACCCTTTTGCCAGAATGTGCTGCAAAAGCATTGGCCGCATGTGCCGATTGCTCAGGATATTCGGCAGCTACGCCATGAAAATGGAAGGTTATACGATGCAGAACGACTTATTTACAAAGGCAGGATTGACCTCATCTGCGGTGGATTCCCATGCCAGCCATTCTCCGTTGCCGGACGAAAAAAAGGAACGTCAGACGACCGCGACCTCTGGCCGGAAATGTTTCGAATCATTCAACAAGCGCAGCCCTCTTGGGTTGTTGGTGAAAACGTTGCTAACTTCGCACAAATGGCATTCACCCGTTCGAAGATTGATCTGGAGCGTGAAGGCTACGCCGTGCAGCCATTTGTTATTCCAGCTTGTGCCGTCGGAGCACCGCACCGACGCGACCGAGTTTGGATTGTTGCCTACGCCGATGGCAAGCGATGCTATGCAGGGAGCGATTATCGGCAAGAACGATCAGTATTATATCACCAGCACTGGCATGCCGAGGAAGATCAACGGTCAGGGAACATCGGGCAGCGTGGGATTGGCGCGGCTGGCGAGATTGCTGCCGACGATGGGCGCAAACGAATTCAAAGGAGCGAGCCGCAATCGCTATGTGGGCAGCAAGCATTTTCGTGGTGCAAAGATGTCCGAAGGACTGCGGACTACTTCAACCGACCCGATATACCTGAACCCCTCATTTGCCGAGATAGTGATGGGTTTTCCACCAGGGTGGACAGACTTAGAGCACTCGGAAATGCCGTAGTGCCGCAAATTCCCGAAGCAATCGGGCATGCAATTATTAAATCAATAACAGGGTAACAGTATGAGAAAACGATTTTATCGTGATTACACGACTCTCACTTTTCCATGTGAATTTTTAAACGGCACGATCAGGGCTTATCAAGTGCTGATTAATGACCGTCAGTTTTTCTTATCACGTAAACACAGCACCAAACTGGAGAACGCTATTCGCGTACCTTTTTGGCTGGCAAAAAAATCGGGGTTAACAAAATGAGTATGACTTTAACACAAGCACAAACAGCACTCGATGCGTGGATTGCAGCGGATTTAGCGGTGGCGAAAGGCCAAAGCTACACCATGAACGGACGCAGCCTGACACTGGCAAACTCAAAGGAAATACGCGAGCAGATTCAATATTGGGAACGGCGCGTTTCTGCCTTTGAACAAACCATACAAAGTAACCAACAAGCAGCATTAGCGGATTTTTCAGATGTCTAATTTTATTGATAAAACCATAGAGATGATTTCACCGGAGGCGGCACTGCGCCGTGATACGGCACGGAAGGTACTAAAAGCCCAGCGTGCCTATGAAGCAGCACAGCCCTCTCGCCTGCGGAAAACCAAAACGGATGCAGGTTCCGGTGATGCCATTGTTGAGCGTGCCGGAGAATCCTTGCGCCTGCAAGCACGGCATTTGGATGAAAACCATGATCTGGCTGGTGGTGTGCTTGATTGTCTGGTCAATAACGTGGTGGGGCGTGGTGTTAATGTTGAGCCGCAGGTAAAACTAAAATCAGGCGAGCTTGCCAAGCCGGTAAATGACCAGCTGATTGAACTGTGGGAGGAATGGATTCGCTTCCCTGAAGTCACATGGGAATGCCACTGGAATCACATGCTTCGCTTGCTAGCGCGGCACTGGTTCCGCGATGGTGAAGTGTTAATCAAGCATATTGAAGGCACCAGCAACACCATTGATCACCATACGCTAGTTCCATATTCACTGGAAATGATTGAGGCAGATTTTCTGCCGTTTGATCTGAGTGACCAGAAAAAACGCATCCTCCACGGCGTGGAAAAGAATGCATGGCGCAGGGCGCGAGCCTATTACCTTTATAAGGAGCATCCAGGCAATGCCCACACGCTGGTAACAAGGCAGGATACCAAGCGTTTTGCCGCCGAGAAGATTATTCATTTGAAAATAGCCAAGCGTATCAGCCAGACACGCGGTGTTTCCATCTTTGCCAGCGTGCTCACGCGCATGGAGGATATTAAGGATTACGAGCTTTCCGAACGGCTGGCGGCAAAAGTGGCAGCGAGCATCTGCGCCTATGTGCGTAAATCACTCGATGGCCCCGCCGCCGGTGTACAGGTCGATAGTGCCGGAAACCGGCTGATGAAAATGCAGCCTGGTATGATTTTTGACAATCTTCTGCCAGGTGAAGAAGTCGGCATGATTGATAGCAACCGCCCCAACACCATGCTGGAGCAATTCCGCAATTCGCAACTGCGTGCGGTGGCGGCTGGCACGTCCACTGGCTATTCTTCCATTGCCAAGGATTATAACGGTACATACTCCGCCCAGCGGCAGGAGCTGGTGGAGCAATCGGTACATTATGCGGTCTTGCGGGAATATTTCATTGAACGCTGCGTCCGCCCCATCTGGGAGCGGTT